TAATACAAAATTAACCAATTAAATTTACAATAGCAAATTTTTGGGCAACTTTTTTTCATAAAGTTATTAACAATTTATACGGGAGTTGGGCTGTTTATCCAGGCAACTAAAATTCTTTTCTTTCCTGAGGCAACCTGCTCAAATTTTCTCAATAGATAAGATGGGCTTATAGAAGTCGTTCCAATGACTCTGCTAACCGAGTACGGTTTATTACTTGTCATAAACTCTAGATTCCCTCCACGGTAATCATCTGACGCAGATAGGTTAACTATAGCACCTAAACGCCTTGAAGAAAATGGAATACCCATGTCAAGATCAGTGTGCCAATCATGATGATCGTTTTCATTAAACTCAAAGTAAGCAATCTTTTCAATCATTAAAAGATCCGAAAACTTATAGGCATTATTTGCATATTCAAAAATCTTAGCAAGTCTGCCATAAAGCCAAGCAGTATCATTTGTGTAATTTATCCAGCAAGATTTAAATGATAGGTCATCATTCTTAAAATCAGTTAGTTTAACATCAGTAAGAATAGTTTTAATTCTTGATAACTCTTCTTTGTCAAATTCTCCTTCTAATATAATAGGTGTCATTGGTGAACTGCTATCTGAACATATAGTCCAATTTCCTATATCAATCATAATGTAATTTATTGTTTATATACAAAAAAAGTTCCGAAGTTTTAACCTCCGGAACTTTAGTATTTAAGTTGATTTGATTTAGAATGCAGCACCGCCTTCTTGGCTTGCCTGTAGATCTTGTTGCTTCTTCATGTATGCAAGATCCTCAATTTCTTTTTGTGCATTTAAGCGATCATTTTCTTTAATGTCAGCTGGATCTAATTTAAGATATTTCTCAATTACGAATTGCGGATTGAAGTAAGGAACATCTACGTCCATGCCACTAGCATCTTTGCGTTTTGTCATAACTCCCATTAATGATGTTACTAATTGTAATCGTTTTTCAGTAATCTCCATGTTTTTCATTTCCTCGAATACGTTATCCTTATTAAAAGATAATGCAAGAGTAGATTTAAACAACTCATCTTCTGCTAATTCAGGATATTTAAGTCCTATTTGAATAAACAGAGGTTTAAGAAGAATTTCTTGAAAGATTGATCTTAAACGATTAACAAATTTGGCAAAACGAATTTCATCACGATTCGTACTATCAGCAGACATATTAATTGTTCCGCCTCCGCTATCTTGGTCAAATCTTGAAAATGGAATTTTAGAATCTTCTTGAAGTTTAATCTTGAAGTATTTAACAATATCAGTATCGCTAAGATCGTAACCTTCACCACCAATTACCGAGATATCAGGTTGCTCACCATTTTTAGATGGGAACAAGTAGTTTTTATAGAATTGCATTGAAGGCTGACCATTTACTGCAAGTTCTCCTGATTCATAGTTAAGAGAAATATCTTCTTTATAAATTGCCATCATTTCAGCTAAAGATTCTTTAGCTTTCTGAGGTGATTTAGTACCAATCGGAACAACCATCTTCATACGGAATGAAGAGTTCATGATATTCCAAATAATTCTTGAGTTTTCCATGATACGTAACAAGTTAAAGCTACGAACCAATCTTTCTACATAAGATACACGAGATGTAAAGTTTCCTTTTGCATAAGAGATGTAAATAATCTGTGAGTCAAGAAGTACTCGTTTCATTGAAGGAATATCTTCGTACTGTACCCAGATCTTTTTGTAATTACCATCTCCGCCTTTTTCTACACCAGGACGAAGTGATGTTGCGTCAAGTTCTTTAAATCCAACGATGTTTTTGCCATCTGGGTCAAAAATAATCTCAAAAGCAAGAAATCCGTCAATCAGGAATTGCCTAAAGTACCCCCAGCCATCATGGCCTTCATTAAAGTGGAAGTGAGTATAAATCTTTTTATATTCTGTATTGATATCTTCAACGATACCTTCAAGAGTATCAGGGGAAAGAATCTCTTTTACTTTTGCATTGTCAGGTTTAGCAAAATAGTTGCCTTCGTCATAAACAATTGATTCATCAGATAACGTATCAAGAATAAACTCAATTTCTCCGTTCATTGCAAACTTACGGAGATATTCTCTGCGCGATTTATAATCCTTATCGAAAAATGCAATAAACTTTTTAGAACCTACATCGGATAATGCAAGTGAATATAAAAATTCTTCAGGAAGATAACCTTGATTACCAAATTCTGCTTCAGTTACACCGACAGCTCTTGACTGTCGAATAACCATGTCTTCATACCTCATGCCGAGGTTTGCAAGATTTTTTAGACTTTTTGAAAGTTGACCAAATATAGGGTTAACTCCAACACGATCGATAAAGCCGGCCATTTTTAATTGTTTTAGTTTTAGTTATTGATTTCTTTATATATCCACTTAAACCCACCTGCATGATTTCTTATTCCTCTGCAACATGCATCTATATGAAATATCTTTAATTCTCTTTTAGCTGATGATACTGAAGGCCATTCACGTATGAGGTTGCCATTCATGTCATACTGCAAGACAGGTTTCTTTTTAGGATTATTAAGTATATATTCTTTATTAGCCACCTGGCTTTTTGTATTTCTTTTGTTGTTGTTTTGCTCTAACATCATTTGTGTTTTTAGCTGCACTTCTATTAATAATTTCATTTTTTGATTTAAGATATAGCTGATATATGAATGCTGGTGATTTTCCTACAAATTCTTTCGGAACAAAATAAGGAATCATAGCAAAATCTTCCATTTCAATTAAAACTGGTTGTGTCATTCTTGCAATGTCGTAATTACGAACCGCAAATTGTAAACCAATTTTTGCTCTTTTATCAAAAGTGGTAGTCATAAAATACCAATTTGTTATTATTCCACTGATAGATTGCATTAAAGCAACTTGATCTTTATCACTCATCTGATCAGCTTCTTCATAAGCTTTACCAAATGAACTCATCATAGTATCTAAAAATAATGCTTTTGCCACTTCTGGTAAAAAGTTTAAGTTAATACCTTGAACTATGTTATATCCTGTTGTTTGTGATACGTATTGCCCGATAATTAATGCCATTGGCCGTTTATCATAAAAATTCAAGATATTACTACCGTGAGGGTTGTATGAAAATGTATAAACTCTCCCAGGTATAAAAAACTTAAGTCTTTTTGCTTTAAATCTTTCTTGTTGCTCAATGATCCAATAATCTGAAAACGGATCCTTGACATACTTATCTTGAAAATATGTAAATGCTTCTTTTCTTAAAACATCTTTGTTCTTTTCATCTTGATATAAGTCAAGAAATGTTTTTTCGTTATTCATCGTGCATTTTTAAATAAAAACTCTTCAGTTACAATAACAAATTTATAACCAATAGATTCTGCGTGTTGTTTAGCCGAAGCAAACTTAGCAGTGTTAACAAGAAAAGTTTTTGCTGCATAATTAAAGTTCTTTAACTTTTGCATTGTCTGAATACCTTCAAACACAGGTTTCTTTAAGGAGCCCTCGGGTTTAACCTCTACTAAATAATCTACTTCAATATCGTCTTTCTTTAATCTCATATAAAAGTCTATGTAATAATCATGTTGTTTATGATCAACAGGACTTATATATTTTATAGGATACGGTTCAGAAGACCATTTAAGTACATTAGAAGAATCATCACAATACTTACAAAACCTATATTCCCATGAAGATCTGTAGATGATTTTTGTGGGATCACCTACATATTTCTCAGGATTATTCAGAACATAATAACCTTGACGGAAACCACTCTTACTAGTTGGTTTTGTGGATTTAATGTTGCTCATTAAATACTATAGAAGTTATCGCTGTTAATAGATACTTGGTCTAGTGAACTAATTGGATGTAGCTTTCGCCAGCCCTTTGCGAATCCGTTCTTTAGTATTTGCGTATAGTAAGCAAAAGGATATTTAGATTTTTCAGGATTAAAACTTTTCCAATATCTTATAACATCCATCATAGCAAATGCTATACAATCTTTACGATCTTCTTCATCTTTGTAGCGAAACTTTTTTGACATTTCTTTTGCCATTCTTTGAAAGATTTCGATAGCTCTTGGAGTTAGTTCACCCTTTTCAAGTGATATTAGAACTTCTTTTTTAAGCTCTTCTGGTTCTACGTAATTTGCCATTTGTTATTTAATTTACAATTGCGGAAGTACCGGTTTTAACTTCTTCCTCTAGACTTTTTAAATAAAAACCTAATTCATTAATACACTTATCAAGTGAATCATGAGATAAAGATGAATTATCTTTTACAAATAATCTCATTTCTTCAAGCGAATGCGTTATTTCTTTCAGTCTTTCTGATAATCTATCAACTACTGCCCCAATCGCATCTGGTTGGTTTTCACTAGTTTTAGGATTAGTATTGGTATCCGTTTCAGAATTATATACACCAGTTTCAAATAGTTCCGTAGGTTCTACAAATTTCTTCTTTATTTGGATTTCTTTACCTCCACCATATAGAATTGTAATGTCATCTTCATCACCTTTCTTTGTGAAGTCAAGTGCTTTAATCATAACCTCTTCACCAGCACCTGGTCCTGAGTAGCTATCTTTAAGTTTGCCTTTTACAAACTCTTTAGCCTCCTTGACACCAACTGTAGCACCGTCAATTTGAGTAATTATCTCAAGATCGTTGCCAGGTTGTGCCGAGGAGGCTTTTTTAAGTACTTTAATTTCTGTTGGATCTACTTTAGCAGTTTTCCCATCTTCATATTGTAAAGTGATTTCTTTATCAGATTGACTAAGACCTGTTACTCTTGCTTTTTTTTTAAATGCTCAACTTCATCGTTAACATTTACACCAACTCCCTCAGAAACTGTTGTAAAATTTTTAATTTCATTAGATACATTAGCATAAGATTCTTTAAGACGAGTGATTTCTTCGTTGATTGCTTCAAAGATTTCTTTAACTTCTTCAGATTCACGAACAGCGCTGTCTTCAATGCTGTCGATTTTAACTTTACGAGTTTCAAGGAATGCAATAGCATCAAGATGTTCTTTTCTTTTTGCCTCAAGTTCATTAATTTTAACCTCATCATTAGAAAGCATGTTAGAGAACGTTTTTCCTAAATCATAATTCATAAATTCAAGAACCATGTTACGTGATTGAGTACCGTTACAATCAGCAATGAAAACGTTTTCATTCATGATAGTATCAATTTTATTTATGTGAAGTTTATCTCCTGTATTAAAGATATCTACACGGCGATTAGGATTTGAATGAGAGAAGATTGATTTTACAAAATCCAACTCAAAGATAGAATCCCAATTTTCAACGATTTTATATACTGAAGAAAGAACTTCTCTTTCCTCAACCCTAAAGATCCCGGAGTTTAAGTAAACTTTTTCAAAATCAGCGTTAGTAACTGATTTGCTGTTGATTTTTACAACAGGTGTGTTGTTTTCTTCAACGATTTCAACTTTCTTATCTCTTGAAAAGATTTTAATTCCGCTTTCAGAAATTTCAACGTTTGGTTGTAATAGGAAGTTTGCCATCCACATAAAGTTTTCTGGGAGATACTCCATTTCAGCTTCAGTAAGTGGAGTAACATTATCACCCTTTTTGCCAAATGCTTTACCAAATACGAAGAAATTCTCAACACCTTCATTTACATAAACTGGAGAATATACATTTCTAAAATAAGCATCATTAGAATCAGCTTTAATTTGAAAACCGTTAGCAGACTCTGCAACGATATTGTAAAGATTTTTGATTGCTGGATCAAAAATAAATTTGTTTAAAGATTCCATTAACTTAGCACGATTAGTAGCAGTTCTACGATTTAAGTAAGAATCTACATCTTTTTCTAAACCAGGCATAAGATATGAAGATCTTGAACTTTTAGCCTCAGCAACCGCTTTGTAGATTTTAATATCTTCTGCGTA